TGTCACGAGCATATCTTAGCTCATCAGACATCTTATCAATTGTCTGCTTCTTTGTAGGATAGTCTTTAGTTGGTTTCAATAAGCCTATATGGTCAACAACAATAATAGTTATTTCATTCTCATCATTTGGAATGTATTTCTTATTGTATTGATCCACTTCTTCTATGACACCATGAGCTAATGCATGGTCTCTGATTTGCTTTGATACACCAATTGGATTGTCTGGTCCATCAATAAGCGTAATCACTTCTTTCATCTGTCCCATGTAATCTTCATACATCAGGAATAGATCGTGCTCATCTTTGGTCATCTTCTCTGTCCAACCTAATAGCTTGGGTACAGGTATAATAACTCCTTGGTCTAAGAATATCTTTCTTGAGACCCATTTAGCATATTTATATGTCCTACTACGCTCCATAGATCTATATATGATGCGTAACTTAAGACCTGGAGTCTTTTGACTGATAAACCAATCAAATGGATTTAAAACATATGCATCATCTAAGAAGCTAGTTTTACCACTACCAGTGAGGCCACCAATCAGTGTGTACATAGATTTCCTGATGCCTATATATCTGTTCAATCTTTCAAAGCCCATAGGTATACCATTGTTCCTACCATCTAGGCCTGCTTGAACTTCTCGTTTTAAATCTTCAAAACTCATCTTGTTTCTTTTAATAATTGATTAACTTCAGGTTTAAGTTTATGTATGTTCTTTTCTTTTACCCATAATATATAATTAGGATCATTATTTAATACATACTCAACTGTTTTTCCTTTGTGTTTACCAAATGCTAACACATTATGTAATCCAAGTTTCCAAGAATCTTTATCTGGCCAATCTTCAAAACTCATATATCCATACCTTTAATTGGTTCAGCAGATTCTTTGATCGTCTTACCATCTCTTATCAACTCAATGAATGGTTCAAATGACCTCTGGTTGAGATAGGTGAGACTGTTCTGCATAAATGTAAGTCTATTGACTTTTGTCTTAATTGAATTCTCTTTCTTCTGCAGTATTTCGTATTCTAATGCTGCTATGAGCTCTGTAGGTTTGTACTCGCCTTCTCCAACAATACTGTTAAATTTGACTTTACAATCCTCTTTCTTTACACGCATACCACGTGTACCTGTAAATGATTGACTCTTATATGTGAAGGTGTCAGTACCTGGGTACGTCATCCACCACTTATCAAAGTCAGAATCTGTTTTCTTCTTCCTATATGTTAGTGTAGGCTCTTCTATTTTCTCATTAAGAAAAGACAAAACTTCCTTACCTATGATGGTAATCTTATTTGACTCTGACAATAGACCTTTTCTGCGTACAGTTTGATAGAGCATTTTCATTTTGCTATCATCTGCACACATTTCATCTACATCATTGCCTTCTTCAACTAGTGTTATGAAGCATAACATGTCTAAGGTGTATCCAGCCTTAGTAAGCTCCTTAAAATGGGAGAACGTTAGTGTGAGGTTCATTGTGTTTTTCTAGTATTTTATCTGTGTCCATTATTTCAATACGAGCAGGTTGTTTAGGAAAAGCTCTGTTCATTTCCTGCTGCATCAATGCCATTTCTTCATGCAAATATACTAAATCTTTAAGATAATCCCTCTCCCAGTCCTCATTAATTTTTAGATTTTGGTCTTTCATTCTCATAATTTTGATTATTCCAAAAATAACCACAACTTATTGTTGCAACACCAAGGCTGCCTACGTTTTCATCTAACATTAAGTTTAGTTTATATGGAGGTTCTGAGAAAAATGATTGTCCCATCTCTTCAGCCTTAGCTGTATATCTGTGACAGTTTAGTCTTAATAGACAACTACCACCTTCGCACATTGAAATGTCTGGCATTTTATTTGATTTTAGTTAATTGATCTGTAATAACGTTTACAGGAATCTCTTCTTTCTTGAATGTGGCTATGTATTCTTTTATGCACCATTTAAGCATCTTCCATACAGCCTTTCTTCTTTGTCTAGCAGGTTTAGTGTAAAACACTTGAAACACCTGAAATACTACATCACTCATATTATGTTATTTATTCTGCTGCATAACCAAAGAATATCCACTCACCATCTCTTTCATTAGTGGCTTTCTTGTATGTTATCTTAGCTACTAAGTTATCACCTTTCTCTAAGAACTTCTTTATTAGTATTGATGTAGATACTTGATGCTTTTCTGTATATCTACGTGCATCTTTTACAGCATCACCTTTTGTATTCCATGAACCAATAACATGATCACCACGTTGAACAACATATTTAAGTACCCATTTCTTCGTACCTGGTGTAACTATGTGCTCTACTTGTGACTTAGTCTTGTTCTTATTACCTACAGGTTTTACAACGCATATAGCTGAACAATCACGTTTGTTCATAGCATGACTATCAAATCTGTCACGTATGTAAGCAGATACATCATTAAACTTACTTTTATTATATGCTTCTGTTTCATCCCTAAATCCATGTGTAGTACTAATTGTACCATTGTAGCCATCTTGACTACCATACTCAAGTTCAGCTTCTTCACAAGCTCTGTTATATGCTTCTTCTGCTGTTTTACCACCATATCTTCCTTTAAATTGACATGCTCCCATAATTGTGTGTTTTAATCTTTTATACGCAGGCCAAACTCTAAATCAAACCATTGAAAGTTTGCTTCAGCCCTTGTTTTATTTATTTTAAATACCTTTTTCATTAATGGTATAGCATATGCTTTGAATGCATCATGTTGTTCTTGAGTCATGGTCCATTTACTGTACCACTCTCTTGTCATGTATGCTTCTTGCATAGACTTACCAATCATACCTAATTGATAATCAACTAAATGATCACCTATGTTTTCTCTATTAATCTTTGCCATTAGAATAAAGTCATTTGATTAGGATTAATAATAACTCTGCGTTTCTTGCCTTCAAACTGTATCTTACCTATCAGTCTTTCAGCACGCTCTATATAATATGCATGATTGATGTTATCTAGAGGATGATCTGGTGTTAGATGATTACATACTGTCATCACCCATTCACCTGCTTCAACCTGAGATACATTTACAGCTGTGCTATCTGAGTTATCATTCTTAACTTTTAATAGCTTCTCACCAGTTTTACTTACATAATATCTGATAAGTTTATTGTAGACTCTTGTCTTGTCTTTACTATGCCCCTCGTAGTGAAAGTCTTTACTAGCTTTCTGCCTGAGAGCAAAGTCATATATATTTGTGTGATTGTGAATAGTGGTAGCCACAGGCACACCATGAACATAATAATGCTCAAGTGCAATAGGTACAATCCTAGCTGACTTATTTTTGTGAAGTTCAAAGTCAGTAAGAAAGTCACCTTTCTTTTTAATTTCTCCATCTGTTTTAATTGCTATGTAGTCATTTACTGTAGAGAATATAATCTTTTGATAGTCAGTACGTTCTAATTCATATTTAGTCAATTCCATCCACCATTGATTAACCTCATGCATCTTATCTATTAATGATTTCTTAACCATAATAGTTACACCATCTGTATTTGCAGATATAACATGTATATCAGCTAACTCATATGCTTCGATCAACATCAACAAGCTTAGCTCACCTGTAATAGTGGTAAACATAGTTAGTTGTCTGTCATAAATCCAGCTTTGCATATCAGAGCTTTTGCCATACACAGAATTGACAGCAAGCTTAAGAGCTCCCACAATCCCTTTAATCTTCTTATCTCGCTTAGCCAAGGGTTTGAGCTCCAATCTTTTATTAAACATTTGCTCATAGCCCCTAAGAAAGTCAGAACCAAGATGCTGAGGATAACGCTTATTGTTAATAATAATAGCAGGATAATAGCTGGAGACATCCCAATCAACAATAATATGCTCTTCATCAGCTTCAAATACTTTAGCCTTGTTCTCTGTGTGTAGGCCACCTTTTGCGAATGTATATATGTTTCCATGAAACTCTAATGCTTCTTTAAATTCATCCTTGATTGTAAAACGCTCTTTGCTAATCTTCTTTAAGAACTGTTGCAGCTCTGGTGTCTGGAATGCTACATAATCAGCAATACAATGTTTCACCTTCACTTCAGTTCTAAATAATCCTTTCTTTGGTAGATCAGAATATTGTATGCCTTTGGCCTCACAATAATACTTCTTAATCATCTCATCACCAATCTTGCTATCTGAATAGTTTAAGCATGGTATACCAAACTCTTCGTATATGTCTTCTCTTAGTTCTATCTGATTATTACCCTTGTATAGTGGATGCTCAGTGTCACCTGTTGTCACCTTATAAAATTCATACGTAGCCATAACATCATTACGACAATAGTCTATTGTTATAGCTATGTCATCCTGAGTCATATTCTCTTTAGTATGATGGATGGGCATCTCTTCAATGTTCTCCAGGTCCATCTCAAACTCTAATCTTTTTAGTGAGACCATTCTATTTTTGTTATCATAGTGGTTCACCTTGAATAGATCTATTTGCTTGAGACTTAACCATTCTTCTCTATATTCAGGGAATACATCATAATTAGCATCATGAATAGTATCTGTAGCTTTCTGTGATATTAATGCACAGATCTCAAGACCACTCAGCTCATGCCAATTCTCATAGTTTCTAAGTATATGCTCAACAACCTGACTGTCAAAGCGTAAGTTGTTGTAGCCCACCCAATAATGCTCATCATGTTGCTCAGTAAACCTCATGAACCCATCTAATTGATTAGTCCACCTACTCACCTGAAACTCATATGTTACATCACTCTCTGGATTGTATATAACAATAAGAAACAGTTCTTTAAGTGTTTCTATATCATAGATAAGTACATTCATTTCTTATATGTTTTAATGTATTCTTTAATACACCATTTAATCATGTCCCAGATGTAATATCTCTGCTTAGACTTAGGAAGCTTATGTAAGCTCTCATAATAACTAAAATATTCATTCATATTATTTCTTTTTAACAGCTTTAGCAATAGGCTTCTTTTTAGATTCTAACTGCTGAATAGCAAACTCAAGAGATGCTGCTAATATTCTTTTAATATCTGCATTACTTTTAGCTTTGCTTGTTAATAACATACCAAATGCTGCAGCTAATGCTGTATCATCACCAGCCATATCAACATTGATTACATCATTGTTAATACTCATAAAGAAATAACCTTTTACCTTATTCTCAACCTTTTTACTTATTGCCATGTTTATCTTTTTTGTTTTTATTATTATCATTATCTGAATATGGTGCACTGAAGAATTCATATGCTACCCATATCCAGATGACAATAACAAAGATAATAAAATATACTATCATTTTCCAATGTTTTTTACCCTGATGAACAACTCTCTAGTTATTTCATATTCATCAGAATTGATGTACATAAAGTGACGTCCTTTTTTGTGTATGCAATCTACACGTCTAGATGGTTTATATCTACCTTTTGATTTGTCAGTAAATATAGCATCTATTAGTTTAGAACAAGCTCTTAATCCCTTTATATAAGGAGAATCTTGTTTAGATGATTCATACACGTTGATTGTATGTGTGCTATGTGGTTTAGCACTGTAGACTAGGCTGTAAGACATGGTGTGTGT